TCTTAAAAAGGATATGTTGTCAGAAGCTAGGTTGAAAGAATTGGAAACCGCAGAAATTATTGCTAAAGACAAGGAAAAACAGCTTAGCAAGATACGTGATTTAACTGACGAGGAATTTGCTTCTTATAAAGAAGATCTAGTGTCTATAAGGGAGTCTATTATAGCTTCAATCAAGAAAGATGATAATAACGCACCTACTGGTGATAATAGCGATGATAATGTAAAAACATACGCTAACGTGTCTGGTGGTAATCCAGGTAGTCTTGATTTGGAATCTAAATTTAAAGACATGTATAAAGAATATAGTACTCTTGGTGAAGCTATGGCTGAGAGGATGTCTAAAAAAGAAGAATAGTAATTCGTTTATTAAAATTAATTTTTAAATAATAAGGTAAGGAGGAACACGAAATATGTTTATACCTAGACAACCAGTTTTAGAGAATCAATTTTGCAAGTTTGGATCTACTAGTACAACTACAGGTATTGGTGCTGCGCTATGCGAAGCTGGTGCTGTTTTATACTTGGATGAAGACGCTGATAACCAAGCAGCTGTTGTAAAGAAGTTTACTACATTTGCCGCAGACGCTGATAAGACACCTTTTGGTTTTTCTGAACAACGGGTCAAGACAGGTTACCATAGTATACTTCCTACAGGATCTACTTTGCCTGGGGACCTTGGTTCAAGTGACGTTATTGCACAGCCTACATATGATGCTAATGGTGATATAGATGGTTCTGCTTTGGCACCTGTAGGTGTGGCTCACCTTGGTATTTGGGATACTACGTTTTATGTGTGTAAGCACACTGGTAATGCAGTTGCTGCTGGCGATCAGATGAAACCAGGACAGTCACTGTACGTATCCGCCAATAATAATGGTAAAGTTACCAATCATGCCACAACTGCGTCAGATGATAGTTTGAATTATGAAAGAATTTCAACAAGTGTAGTTGCTAAGGTAGTTGCTGGTGCTAGCGCAGGTCAGTGTTCTGCTAATATTGCTAATACTACATTGTATCCTATAAGGATGAAACTTGTGATATAATTTTTAAAATTTTTATGGATTAAAATAGTAATACACTATTTCCAAATTTAATAGGAGGTTTTTTAACATGGATGAGAAGAAAATGAGAGAGTTGTTTAAGGCTACAGCAGCTATGGATGATACAGGTCAGGAAGCTTTTAGAGCTTTTGCTTCAGCTTTAACCACTCCTATCCTTAAAAAAATTGAGCTTGAATCTATTATGAGGCAGATGTTTGCGCCTGAAAAATTAGATCCTGGTGCTGAAGCTAGATATCCGGTGGCGGAAGATTTTGAAATACCAGTGTGGATTCTGCCTAATCTTGGGTATATGGCACAGAATTTCATCGAAGGTATTGGGGAAGATGTGTTTGTTCCTACTTTTTCTCTGAATACCGGTGGTGATTGGAAAGTTACATATGCTAGGGATTCTCGTATTGATATCCCACAAAAAGCCGCAGCTAAAGCAGCTAAGGCAATTGCAGACTTTGAAGAGGAGTGTGGTTGGAATGTTATAGTACCTTCAGCTACATCTTCTTTCTCAGGTAAAGGTTTGTTAGGTGCTAGACCAGCGCCTATTTATGCTATTAATAATCTGTCCACTGGCGCTGGATATTTGTCATTGGAGCTTATAAATAAGATGATGGTTGGTTTTTCTAGGTTAGGACGTACTCTTACCGATCTTTATCTTAGCCCTGAAGATGCAGCTGATATTCGTGAATGGACAGATACAGATATTGATCCTGTAACACGTAGGGAAATATTCCAAACTGCTGGTATGGGTCGTATTTGGAATGTTCAACTTCATGAAGTTAAGCATCTCGGCGCTCCTGGACTTTATAACATTAATGGTAATAACTCTGATTATGGTAAGTTTATAGCTAATGCGTCAGAGGAATTTAATGCTTATTCTATAGAGAATCCTAATGTGGTTGATGCTACAGGTGCTGTTAGTACTATGGGAGAAACACAGATTTACGGGTTTGATATGAGCGTTAATGACTCTTTAGTTATGCCTATTCGTAAAGAGTATGAAGCAATTGATGATCCGACTCTTCTTAGACGTCAGAAACAAGGATTTTTTGGATGGGAAGAAGTAGGATTTGCGTGTCTCGATAGCCGTATGCTTGGTATGGGTATTATTGATCGTTCTCTCTCTTAAACACTATATTAAATTAAAAAGCACCTGTCATTAAACAAACAGGTGCTTTTTAACTTAAATGTTTATATTTAAATAATACCGGTTTTTGTTGACATACTAAAAAAAGTTCTTACTTTATTATAAAACTACGTAATCAAGAAAGGATATATATGGCTAAATATAAAAATAAAGTATGTTTACTTTGTGGTGTTGTTTATAAACCTAGTAGTCCTAAACAAAAGTATTGTGATGGATGTAAAGATGAGGGTAGAAGAATAGCTGATAGAGAAAGAGATAAGATTAGGAACAGAAAAAATAATAATTATCAAGAGTATACTAAATACTGTAAAGTTTGTGGTAAAGAGTTTAAAACTTACTATAAGAAGAAACTTTATTGTGGTAGTGAAGAATGTGAAAAAGAAAGAGTACTTAAAAATTCTATTAAAGCTGAAAAAAATAGGAATAAAAAACTTAAAGAAAAAACTAAATTACGTAGAGTTTTAAATAAAAAACTAAAACTTGAGGAAATATCTAATCATGTTAGTGAATTCGGTTATAGTTTAATAGATGGATCTGAATACATTAGTAGTCATAAAGGTTATATAAAATTAAAGTGCCCTAACGGACATGAATGGTTAACTACGTATCATGGTTTTAAAGATAATAAAGCTCGTTGTTTTAATTGTTATCTTGAAAATAATTATATATCTAAACCTGAACAAATGTTGCGAGAGTTTTTTGAAATAAATTATCCTGAAGTAGCTTTAGTATATAATGATAGAGAGCAAATAAAACCAAAAGAATTAGATCTATATTTCCCAGAGCATAAAGTGGCGGTTGAGGTCTGTGGTTTATATTGGCATTCAGAGGCTAATAATGTAGACAAAGCGTATCATTACAATAAAATGATAGATTGTTATAATAAAGGTATTAGATTATTAACTGTGTTTGAAGATGAATTATATAACAGATATGATGCAGTTATTTCTATATTATTGCAAGCCCTTGGTTTAAATTATACTAAAGTGTATGCTCGTAAATGTGTTGTAAAAGAGATTAGTGGTAAGGAAGCTAATGACTTTTTTGATAAATATCATATACAAGGTAAATCTACTGCATTAAAAGCATGGGGTTTATTTTATAAAGATGAGCTAGTCTCAGTTTGTAGTGTGGGTAATATTATAAGAAAACATGTATCTACTGATGATATTATAGAATTAAAACGTTTTTGTGTTCTACCTGGTTTAACTATAGTTGGTGGAGCTAGCAAATTATTTAAACAAGTTATTTTGTATGCTCATAGTAATAATTATAAATTTATAAAATCTTATTGTGATATGCGGTATTCTAACATATTTAATTCTATGTATGAGAAAATAGGGTTTGATGTGTTAAATTATACTAAATATACCCCACACTATGTTAAAGGTGGTAAAAGGTATAGAGATTTTTATTTAAGAAAAACACCGAAGGAAAAACTTGCTGGTAAAACTGAGGTGGAACTGAGTCAGGAACAAGGGTTTTTTAGAATATGGGATTGTGGTCACAAAACTTATATTTATAATGTATAGTATAATTATTTTTATTATATTTTTGAATGCAATAGCTACAGAAGCTTTAACAGAGCTGTTGGTTAAGTCTACTATATTTTTACCAATAAGAGACTTTTTTGACAAAAAGTCAAGAGATAATGTTATTTATGAGTTTTTAAGTAACCTTTTGTTTTGTGGGTACTGTACTTCAGTGTGGGTTTCTTTTTTATTAATGATACCTACGTTTTTGTTTACAGATTTTATACTTATAAATAAGTTTATTGATTTTTTATTATTTATTTTAGTAATTCACAGATTATCTAATGTATTTCATTATTTAATTGATTATATAGGAAATTTAAAAGAGTTTAAACGGACAAGGGATCTTTAAATATAATAGAAAAGGAGAATGATATGAGTAAAGATACATTTATAGGATATGTACAA